CTTTTGTCGTTAATTATCTTAAACGCTGTGGCTAAGTCATTGTGCCCAAAAGGAATGTTTGGAGGCCAAAACCCTGTTTCTACTAACAGCAATGCTAAGGCGTAGCTGTATTGCCCTCGACGAAAGGGGTATCGGGTCCGCTGTCTACAACCTCAAGCACAATCAGTTTTTTAATGAAGTCATCTAAAACGACAGGACAAACAACGCCATTTTGCATTAGTGCGGTGTGCGCCATAAATGCTAAGTCCTCCATGCCAATACCGTCAGCAATTTTAGACGCTTTAGTTTTAAAGCGGCGTTCCCAGGCGACAATCGTAAACAGGTTTGTTGATACTTCTACGGGGCCGTCGCCCTGGTCAACTCTAAGAGTTAATTGCATGTCGGGTCCTTTGTTTAGGGTTAAATCAGCTTGTAGCGGTAGTAAGCGTGCCGCCAGTGAAAGTTAGCGAAATAGTGCTTAATTCAGAAAACGTGGCGTCAATCAAAGGCAGGGTTTCAAGATAACAATTAGTTAGGGTGAACTTTGGTGCCGTAGCCGTAGGGGTAGCTAGGCCAGCTGCCGTAGGTGAGATTGTTACCGTTGTCTGGGTGCCTACAAGGGCCGCCAAAGTTGCGTACGTTTCAGACGCCGCATAGGACATATAAAGTTCTACTTCAAAAGTGTGCATCGTGGTTCCAGCAACAAAAAAATTGTCTGAGCTTCCAAAAGCACTACTGCTTAACGATTGCACCACTTGATTAAGGGTGGCGCTAGTACACTGGTCCGTCAGGTTTACGGCGTTAATTGTTAGCGCAGGGTTGGAAAGATAGGTGCTGGTTGCCATGGGTTAATCCTTTGGTTCGTCGCTATTAGTTTTAGCAGATTTCTTTGTTGTTGTGTCCTCAGCAATAAAGCCGTATTCCAAAAGTGCTTCAATATTTGTGTATTCGGGCGGCGTAAATTTGTCTCCAACAACACCAATACGGGGACTTAAAATTTTGTACATGGTCATACTCCTTGTGCTTGCATGTCTATAGATAAATCGTAGGACGCAAAGGTTTGCCCGCCGACAGTAACAAAGCCAGGGCGCCCAGACTTGACAGCCACGTTGCTTGCCAGGAGTAACGCACACATGCTTAAAACGTTGCGTAAGCCGTCCAAATTGCCTGGCCCTAATGTCAACACCTTTACGCTAAAACCCATTTTAACGATTTTGCTAGACAGGGCGTCAAAGTCGGGTGCGTCAATGAACACGCAAGGCGGGTTAATCGCTTCAGGATTAAAGACCACCCGTAGCCCTGTGACCGTTTCCAGCTTTGTTGCAAGGTCGTCTATTGCCTCATTGAAGAGGTCCGTATAGACAGTCATTAGGCAACCGCTGGTCGAGGGATACCAGCAAGCTGTTTAATTAACGGACTAAGGCCCGTGGAAACAGGTGTGCCCATCTCTGTAAATCCTGCAAAGTCATTGACAGCGCCACGCTGACGATATAAGGCGCCCGCATACATTGTCGTTGCGAGGGTGACATCGGTACCAGGCGAAGTAGTCAGACTGTCCGTGTATCCCGATTCCTGCCTACGACGGAAAATAAAGTTGGAGGCGCTTGACGCACATTGCGTTAAGAACGCTGTTTCGTCTACGCCCGCCAAAGAAATTCCAAGCCAAGTGCCAACAGCTGGACCCAATACCCAAGTGCAAGTTTCCGTATATGTCAAAGTGCCTTGTGGAATTAACGCTGTGCGTTCGGCGTCGTCGCCTGCGTCGTAAAACAACACCTGGTTAGGTATTGGCACCTGATAGTTAAACATCAAGTCGCCTTGACTGTCTACGCCAATAAATAGGTATGGCGGCAAGGCGTAAACGTTGTGCGTACCGTTGAAAGTTGCGCCACTACTTGCCAGGGTAAACGGTAACCCTAAATCTAATTCAGGTTCCGTCAAAGTTTGCACGACAGCGTAATCGTCTAATCGCTGCGTAAAAATAACTTGGTATACAGCCATTGGCGGCTAACCGCCTTTCGACTATGCCTGGGTGATTTTTTGAATCATGCTTGAGTTAGCAGCAAAAAATGCCGCATAACCATATATCGTCATTTGGCGAGACACCGTAGACGGCACCTCAACTGACAGCATGCCCTCATCCTGGCGGTATATTTCTGACGCATTGCTGTTAAAAATAATCATGGTTTTAGCGGCAAAGTTGTTGTCAACTACGATTTGCAAACCAAGCGGGTTAGCGTTTTGGAATGCGTTGATTCCGCCAGCGCCGATTGCGTTTTGCGCATTAAGTCCGCCGCCTGTGTATCCAAAAATTGGACGTTTGTCGTCATCGGTAAGCTGCATCATGGCGCCCCATGTGGCGGGGTCGACAGCGATGTGGGTTGGCAAGAAGTTTGTTGCAGCAACCGTTACAACGGCGGCGTCGTAAATTGACTTCAAAAGGTCAGCAACGGTTAAGTCCCAGACGCCAGCTGAGGTTGCAGCGGCTAACAAACTATCGCAAGCGTAATTGTCAATCGCCTTTAGGTATTGGCCTGCGAGGTCTTGCATAATGACGGACAATGAGGCGGGGTCACTCATAGAAATTGCTTGGTAGGACAAACTGGCGCTACCTGCAAAAGTGACTTTGGAAACGGTGTTTGCAGCAATCACGGAAGTTGTCGAGGACACGGCGTCAAACTGATTTGACTGTTCTGCGACGGTGGGGTGTGTGGTCCAGGTCGGGCGAAAAAACGAGGTTCCACTACCGCCGCCAGGCATAGCCCTTGTCCCTACAGCTGACAAAAGCGGGGCAATGTAGTTGATGTTCGCAAAGACAGGTCCCAAAATTTCTTTCGGAATAATACCCGCAACGTTAGTGGTGTTTGTGTCGGCAAATTCTAAGTCCGATTTGTGGTAGGCCCGATAGTCGGCCCAAACCTTATTGGCGTTAGCGGCTTCAATTCCGCCTTTGTGCATGGCTGCCAAATATTCGGCGGCGTTTGGTAGGCGTGGTTCACGCTTAGCGCTAGCAAAAATTGGTGCTGTTGGCACTACGATTTCGGCTTCAAGTTCCATTGGGGTTTCCTTTTCGGTTTCGGTTTCTGGTTCTGCTTCAGGTTCCGTGTCAGGTTCGGACGCTGCGACTTTTGTTATGGTAGCACCCGCATATGCCCCAATGGGGACGATAGACAGCTCGACAAATTCACCCTTGAGGACAGTCATATTGCCTTTATCGTCATACTTGAATTCAATAGGGTTTACGCCTACGGAAACGCTGTCAAGTACGCCGTCTGCCATAAGCACTAAAGCTTCGTCTCCAGCCCTTGTGTTTGACACAGTAGCGGAAAAATACATGGCTTCAGGGCTGTCTACCCTTTCGCTAACCAACCCGATTGCCTGGGTTGAATCGTGGTACATGTAAAGCTTTGGTGCTTTACCGTCTACGGGCAAACTACCTGGCGCAAATTGCACCTCTGTTCCGTCGCTAACGGTGGCGTACACGTTGTATGGGACAGCCACGCCCGTAATGGTGCGTCGAGGCAAACCGTCTGGGCCTGCGGCGTCAACGCTAAACGTGTTGGAAGTAAATTTAATCATGATGATATTTCCTCTTGTGTGTTTTGTTGTGGCATTGGTTCGTAATCGGACATTTGGTGGACTTCAAGCATTTTTTCGGTGTCCCATTTGACATAGGTTCCCCTGGGTAGCTGTTGTGATAAGGCTGCCGTAATTGCGGTGGCGTACATACTCAATCCAAATGTCCAAAGGTCACTTTTTGCGCTAGCTGACGTCGAATATGCGTAACTGCCTGTAGATAAACCCAATAAATACGGGGGAATATTGCACAAGTTAGCGATTTCACGGCTTTGATATTCGGCGGCGTCAATCAACAACATTTTGTCCGGTGTCGCTGTCGTTTCCGTGTACGTCAAATATTCGTTTAGCGCTGCTGTCTGGTTAGTCATACGTGCAGCGTTAAACGCTTCAGCTAGTGCGGCAAGTTCTAAAGCGCTCAAGGGTTCGCCCCCGACCTGACGAAGCGTCCCCGCTGGAATCGCCGAAACCGCATTGCGATTGCGTGCAGCTTCAAGCTTAAGCGCTGTATCTATCGTCTGTTCCGACATAAAAATCATGCCTTGCGTAGGACTGTAAATTTGTACAACATCTGCTGGGTCTAAAGCGCCACCATTAAAATAGATTTCTTTGCTTTTACCAAACCAGACAGGGCCGTTAGCGTCAGGCGTAGTTATTGAACCTTGCGGCAAACGGGTTGCGGACGCCATATAGCCGTCCTTAGTGCGGCTAGTAATGTAAAGAAAGCAACGCCCAAAGAAAAATAAGTCGTCAAATACCCACGGAAACAGAAAACTGTTTGGCATTTCGGGGTCTAGTTGACGCAACCAGCTTCGAGGCGCCAACGGGACTTCCTCCATTTCCTCGCCGTTCCACATTTCGCCGCACATCTTTAATTCCATTGACGCCAGGACCGCCGCCATAAGGTCACGGCTACGGGAAATAGACGCCACAGACATTGCACGGTTACGCAACGTTCCCGCCTGGTAACTCCACCAATCACCAATAAGGTTTGGGCCTGCAACTTGGCTTGAATAGTAAGCGCCACCAACGGCAGCTGCGGTTACTACGGGCGTAGGACTAATAGCCGCCTTAGTTACTTTGCTGTTAAATATTCCCATGTTGGTTTCCTCTGCGGGGGTTGTCCCTGCCCAGCCCGACGCCAGGCAAGGACTAGCCAAACTTTAGCCCAATGTAATGTCACGGTGTCCGTGATACAGCAAACATAGGTTTACCTACAACTTTGGGCCGTGAGGATTCCGCTATCGCCCAAACCATGCACCGTGCAAGTTCAATAGGGCCTGGCGACTTCTGCGACGACAGGACAACACCGCTACCAGTCTTGGTTAGGACAGCACGGTTGACATGTTCCGCTAAAGCCAACTCTCCACGGTGACGGACCTTACCCTCAACAATCATTTTTTGGATTAGCCCAGAATATTTAAGCAACTCTCCGTAACCAATCGTCGTAGTGCGCCTTTCCAAAATTGTTGGCAAATGCAAATGCAACGACGGTGTAATAACTAGCGCCGTCTGGGTGTCTGCCATTACCCGCCCAATTTCTGCCCAGCAGGCGTCCTCCGTATCAACCATAAATTCAACTATGACATGTGCTTTAGATTCGTGGACGACAGAACGCACACCCACATAACGTCCGTCTGCTAAATCGGTGTCAACCGCCAACACGCCGCCAGGCGGCATAGGCATATCCGTAATCTGTTTATCCCACAACCCAACAGGTAGCCAGGCGCCCCTAGCGGATACCCACAAATTAAGGTGCGCCCGTAGAAAACTGTCTTTTTTAGATACGGCACGCAACGCCTCAACGGTCACCGTAACACCCATGGCAGGATTAGCCGCCAACCAATTTTTTTCTAGTCGAGGGTCCGCACCAGGCGCCATGCTGTATTCCGCAAAATATGTCTGTCCTGTATTACCCGTGTCAATTTCCGATATCGCCGTTTCCCTCATTTGAATCATGCACACACTAGATTCGTCGCCCGCCGTAGACCACATAGACAGCAAAGGGTTTTGCCTGGCAATCTGACTAGGCCTCAACGCCGTGTCCACAACCTCGCTACTGATGTTCCACAATTCGTCTATAACAATGAGGTCATGGGAACCGCCGTGCAAATTAGGTGTTGCCGCCCTGACTTCCCACGTAGACCCGTCAGGCATTTTAACAGACTTACGGCCCATAGCATTAGCCGCCTTACCACCAAACTTGTCAACCAATATTGGCGCAATCAAACCAAAAATGGATTCGGCCCTATCCAATTTGTTAGCCACCGATAACACGGACTGAGGCTTGCCTCGCATTGCTGCAAAGTCCGTAAGCCACCAACCGATTAACGGGCATAAGCCGCCTTGCGACTTTCCATTTTGACGAGCCGTTGATACCAGCGCTTCTCGAAACTGTAAAGCG